CAGTAAGAACTCTTGAATTATCTACTTTATTATCTTGTAATACTTTACCTTGTTTAGCAGATAATGCTTCCGTAGTTGAAGTACTTGTTAATGTGTTATTAACTGTTACTTGAGTATCAACCTTAATATAACCCATAGCAGCAATTTCTGCATCGGTTAATTTAGTATCATCAAGGAATGCTGACATATTAACATCAAACGATGTTGAATCAGATCTAGTAAATGTTGCTACACCAGTTGTTCCGTTAAGTGAACCTGAAGTAATATAAGCTGCGTTTGTATCATCTAAATAAAGACTTAAATCAATATCAGTATCAGCGCCTAATTCATCAGTATATGTTAATATGTTTGCTGCAACAGATAATGATGTAGTTGTTTCTGTATCGGTAAACACTGCACCAGCAGGCACGTTAGTAAGAACCTGCGAATCATCTGCCTTTCCATCTAAAGCTGTTTGAAGACCAGTGGTATTTGTAATTGTATGAGTATGAGCTGAAGGTGTAAATTCTGTAGGCTTACCCGTAATATTAGCCCAAGCTAAATCATTAACCACAAAGTTTAATTTACCTGTTGTATCGTTATATGTTACAACAATATTCGTTTCAGTGTTGGCGTCAACCATTGCACCGACGATATCTTCAATCTGTTCTGAATCAATGAATCCAACTCCAACTTTATCCCAAGTTGATGTAGATCCATTATATACTTCAGTTGAATTTAAATCTGTATTCCATCTAAGGTAACCAGCTTCTGGTGATGCATCACGATCAGCAGTAGAACCTGCAGGAATAATAGCTGAAGTTGCAGTTGAATTAACTACTGCAGCTAAATTGATATGCTTAATATGTTTGACCGTTACTTCATCATCTACATCAGCAGGATCTGTAAGAACTACACTTGTTCCATCTGTATGAGTGAAGTCTACTGAACCAAGTAACTTAATACCATTCACGAATACTTCTAATATATCATTTGCATTATGGTAGCCACCAGATATAGCAAAATCTGTTTGACCTGCGGTAGCAATAAATTCATGTTCTGTAATATCAGAACCTGAGTTAAGATTCAATGCTCTAATTACTTCAATAGTAACAATATCATCTACTAAAGCAGGATCGGTAAGTACAATTGTAGTCCCTGAAGTTGCAGTGTAATCACCCGCAACTAACTTCATACCATTGTAGTACACGTTTACATGATCCACCAACACATCATATACTGCACTGAATATAGTTTGGCCGGCCACTGCAGTAATTTCTGAGGTGATTATTTCATTAGCACCTGCCATACCGCCTAAGACTTCGAATACATTGCCCGAGTTATCTTTGGAGTATAATCTTTGGTCGGCAGTGTTAAGGGCTAATTCACCCTGTTGTAATGCAGATCCATCTGGTACTTTTCCAGGGACAGCACTCTGCTTAATTTTTATTTGTGTTCCAGCCATATATATGGTTTCTCAGTTAGTAAATTGTCAAGGGAGTATATACTCCGTATTCTTTTATTTATAATATTTATACAATAAAAAAGGGAGTGATTTCTCACTCCCTTGTTGACTTTTTATCGTCTATGGTGTATAATAATAAAGTTCGCCGGAAAGGCTGGGGATATTAGAACGTACCACCATCAATTACATTAGATGCAAATGGAACACCAGCTGAAGTGAACTGAATCAAGTCATATTGAGAACCAGTTACAAATGTAAGAGCAGTTCCACCAGCATTAGAAATGAATACACCGTTACCAGTGAATGAACTCATTCCAGTACCACCAGATGTTACAGGAACATCATTGTCAAATGTAACATTACCATTAACAACTAAATTACCAGTTACTGATTCGTTAGCATCAACAGTAATATCACCACCAGCTGGGGTAATAGTTAAATCACCAGAAGTAGTTGTAATATCATTTGCAGATAGTACTAAGTTATTATCAACTGTTGCATCACCTGATAAGAACAACTCATCAAATTGTGCATCACCCCAAGGAGCTACATAATTTTCGTCTGCTGTGTCAACAATTGGTTTGAATGAGAAACGTTTAGTCTCCATATCCATACCAAAGAAGCCAGCTTGAACACTAGCACCATCACCATATTCAAAATTAACACCACGATCATTAGCATCACCACCAGCGATTGAACCATCACCAACAGTAACAACAGGATCTTTAAGTGTTGTAACTTCCGTGTTAACAGTGGTTGTAGTACCATTAACTGTTAAGTCGCCACCAATAACCGTATTACCAGTAACATTTAAGTTATCAGCAATATCAACATTACCACTAAGAACATCAATACCATTATTGAAGTCGGCATCAGAATCAACTGTTAACTGAGTAGCAACATTTAATGTACCAACGTTTTCAGTAGTAGTATTTGCTGTTGTAATATTAGCAATTGGAGTAGTAATTTGATCTGTTACATCAACGCCATTAGCGTCAACAGTCATTTCCTCCGTACCAGCAGCATAGAATCTTAATGTGTCATCATCAGTTGTACCAGCCTCTGCAGAAATATACGTATCTTGGTCAATATCTACAACACCACCAAGACCTGTCCAATTGCCTGAAACTGTACCTTCAAATCTATTTGAAGATTGATTATATCTTACAGCACCATCGCCAACAACACCAGGAGCTGGTCTTGAAGCTTCAGAACCAGAAGCAACAACCAATACAGTATTTGTATCAATCGTAACTACACCAGTACCGTCTGGAGTAATAGTTAATGAACCATTTGAATCAATAGCAGAGATTGTGTTACCATCAATTCTTACATTATCGATTGCAGCCGAACCTGTAACTGTTAAAGTATTAGAACCCCAAGTTAAATTACCAGAATCTTGTAATTCACCAGAAGCACCAGCAAATGTAATTCTACCAGATGTTAAGTCTTCAACATTTACTGAAGCAAGAGTTGTTTGACCAGTGAATACCTGCGTACCAGAAACTGTTAAGTTACCAACAATATCTGTATTAGCTTGAATATCTAATGAACCAGTACCATTTGGATCAACTGTTAAGTTACCATTAGTATTAGTTGTTGAAATAGTGTTACCATCAATAGTAACATTATCAATGTTAATTTGATCAATCTTAGAATCAGAATCAACAACGATTGCTTGGTTAGCTGTTAGCTGACCAAATAGTGTTGATGCTGATGGTAGCTGATCGGTGTAAAATTTACCACCAATTGCAATAGGGTCAATAACCCCTGCGTTGTCCCAGCCAATCCAAAGTTTGTCTGAAATATATGAATATGCTTGTTCGCCTTGCTGCAGCGCATTACTCGCCGGTTGCGCATTAACCAAGGAAAACTTAGTCTTAATTACTGTACCTGACATTTAAAATCTCCTAAAAAGTTTATTTTCCTATAAGTTTTGCAGCTTCTCTATGCATATGCACTTAAAAACTACCTCCGATGATTAACACTTTTGGATTCTCTACCTCACCTTGTACTTTAAAGGTTTGAGTAGCATCGTCCCATAATATAACAGAACCATCTTGTCTATTGGATGTATCTACATCCGCTAAATCTGTTAGTCTAGTTGTAGGAATGTGTGTAACAGACTTGGCTTGAATTTTTCTAGTAGGATTGATTTTTCCCTTTAAAGCCATTTCTATATACTCCTAGTAACTGACGGTGTAACCTCTACTTGACCTTCAAGAACTCTCGTTACATCTCCTGAAGGACTTTTAATTTCTACATCATATACATATCTACCTGCTTTCATTACTTCTGTTACAGCGTTTACCATTTTAATATTTACAATGCCTTGGGTAGGATCTGTAATAGAACATATGAAGTTATATGCACTTGATGATTTATAATTCTTTCTTACTTGACCTGCTGCAATGTATCCGGTAAGATCTGCGTCATTACCAGCTGCGTCTTCAACAGTAACTTCTGTTGAAAAATCTGAACCTTGATCGATTGTTAAGTTTGCGTATATGGCCATACTATTATTTATAATTTTCCAACTACAACTTCGATAACATTAGATCCTTCTGAATCTGATAAAGCCTTACCAATAACAGAACCAAGTCTCGGCGCTTCTTCAGCTCTTGCTGTTCCATCACCATTTGATACAAGCATGTCACCAGCTTTAATATCACCAGTTACCTTACATGGAACTCTTCCGGTAAGAGCCACTGGGGTTACATGAGATCCTTGTTGTTCAGAATTCATCAAGTATGCTGGAGCAGCAGATACCACACCAATAATTCTTCTATCCATATCTGTGTTTGATTGAGTTACTTCCCAATCACCACCTAATGATAACACCGTGCCAACTTCGTAATCTGCGTCTGCTTGATAATTCTCCGCAAGGTCAGCGTATCTAGCATGAGTACATGTTCCTGTAATTAACCCTGCGGAAAAATTACCTGATGCATTTCTAAATACAATACTATTTGCTGTGTTTGCACTGGTAGCATTTGAAGATACTGTAAATGTTCCACCTTCTGAATCAACAGAACCTGAAATACCATTACCACTTGTAGTTCCTTTCTTAACATAGTTGCCAGTAGTATCTGTTCCTAATGCAACGTTATTAGCTGTAACTGTTGTAGATATATTAATAGAACCAAGGTTGGACATTGTGGCAGAACCTGTAACATCACCGCTTAAAGTAATTGTAGGATCTGAAACGTTAAAGTCTAATGTACCATCAGCATCTTGGTATGTAACTGAAATACCAGATTCTGAATTAGATGATACCATACCACCAACAATATCTTGTACATTTTCAGTAAAGTTATCAATATTACCCACTACATGGTTATGCCCATCATCAGAAACACCCATAGAGATTTTACCAGTAGCATCAGAATATGTGGCCCATATACCACCTGATTCTGAGTTACTTTCAAACATATTACCTGCAATATCTTGAATAGTCTCATCGAACGAATCACCATTAGCATCATATACAAGCTTTCCGCCAATAGTAACATCATTAGTGAACGTTGAAGTGCCAGAGTATGTCATTGCAACATCAATCTCTGCAGCCGATCCACCAGAGTTCTGGATATAACGATCGTCTAAATCTTCACCAGCATATCTAATGTTAGTAGCATTTAATGTACCTGATACATCCATCTTATATGAAGAGTGTGCGGCCTTACCAACACCAACTCTATTAGAAGTATTAACTCTAATTGTATTAGTACCACCAACACCTAAGTTTAAGTATTGGCCTGTGGCTTGAACTCCACCTGAAGTGAAGTTGATGTTACCTGTCATTGTATCACCAGATGCATTAACAAAATCAGCTGTTAAATTATCTTGGCGCTCTCTAATGTCAACAATAACATCTGTGATATTACCTTCCGCCCAACCTTTAGACGCCATTAAACCTTCATAAGTACTCCAAGTACCTACGTCGCCTTGTAAATTGTCTACATTAGATTCTTCCGTATCTAATCTTGATTCATGGTTGTTCAAAGCCCATATTAATGACTTATCATTTGATCCATCCCATTTAGAATTAGTTAATACAAAGTCTTCAATACCGTTAATTGCTGATACTAAAGATGTGTGTGTGCCGTATAAGTCTGCTGCTGCAAAATCAACAGTGGTACCATCACTCTGTGTGCCACCAATTAAATCATTAATTTTATTTAATCTGGCATAGTCATTGTTTAATGCACCAGATACTGATGTTTGCGTACCATCATACACATCACCAAATGTCGTTGTTAATGAAATACCTGAAGCACTTGAAATCTGATCAATGAAATCTTTATTAGCATTAACCGCACTTACTAAATTAGTTGAATTTAGTGCGCTATCAATATCACCAACTGTGCCGATATTTGATTCTGCGGTATCTAATCTTGAATCATGCGAATTTAATGTTCCTACTAAAGTTGAGTAGGTTGCATAATGAGTAAGATCTGTGATGTCACCCTGTTCCGTATCTTTGGTATCTAATCTTGAATCTGAATGATTAACCGCTTCTACTAGATTACCATAACCATCAAATAGAATTGAAATATCACCAATCCAACCAGCATTATTTGTTGCTTCTGTTCTTAAGTTATTGAGAGTCGCAACTAAATTATCTTCACCTGCTTGAGCATTTGAATTGATTGCATCTAAATCACCTAAAGCGGTTCCAAGCTCATTCGTCTTGACTCTCCACTCTTCAAAAGTATTCGTCGTTGTAACGTTAACTGTATTGGCCATATTACTTCTTCTTCTTTAATAAAGTTTTTAACATGTCTTTTATTTCAGACATGTCATCTTCTAATTGATTTAATCGTGCTTCGTCTTCCTTACGTTTTGCTGAAGCCTTCCTAGCTATTTTAGCATTACTTTTATCTTTATTTATAATCGCACCTGATGTTGGATCCCTAAATAGATTGGCTTTACCTGCTACTGGGATCATGATAACAATGCAATAGCTCTAAGGTTCTTACAAGATGGAATCTTCGATGTATTCTGAGATGTAAACACAATCTTAACAGCAAATAGAGTAAATGGATCAGAATTAACTGAATATTCTAACTCTCTATAATCATTTGGATCATCAGAATAAGGAACAGCACCTACAGTCGATGTAACCTCTGTCCAATTTAAATCATCAAAACCTGTTGCTTCTGAACTTGTTTTACAATAAACCTTAACATTAGTCATTGATGGTCTATTAATATCTAAATATACTTTCAATTCATCAGAACTCTCGTCCAATTGAACTGTTTTAGTAACGTACTTAGATAATGCAGAACCTCTATATGGATCTGTTTCTTCTTCAAAATTAGCAACCAAATCATAACCATTTGTCGCGACACCAATAGGATTATTAATTCTATTAAATACTGTAATTGCTGAACATCTTTGCATATCAATTACAGGTGATACGTTATCGTTCGTAGATACAAGGGACCCGTTAAACCATAGTGATTTAGCAGTACCAGATAATACAGCTCTTGGTGTTTGAGGTGTATAGTTGCTATTAATGATCATAGGAAGATATGAAGATGATTCAACATAAGTATTATCACCGCCAAGTTTAGTATCTTTAATCCCCCAAGTCATACCAGTATTTGGAAGAGTAACCTCTTGGATGAATGGATATACCGTATTCCATGCTAAGTTTTCTGTAGCTGTAGCATTATCATCACCATCAATACCAGTACCAGTAGCAGCACTTGCAGTTGTTACAGTATAACGATCTCTTTCTACATTCTTAATACCATGAGTTGCTTTGACTTCTGTAGATGGGATACCATTGATATCAGATGTACCTTCATAATCAAGTGTAACTGATTCCCCATTTGTAAAGCCGTGGTTTCTATGTGATACAATAATATCATTAGAACCATTAACTGTTTGGAATGGATCCACCTCTAAAGCTCTCAATTGAACTTCATCATTTTCAAGTCTTATAGTAGCAGAAGAATCAAATACTGCACGATTCATTCTAAATGTAATATCCTTGTTCTGATCAGGAGTCCATGTTGAAGCATTTTGAGACTTAAACATAACACCATTATAAGGTTGTTTAGAGATTCTATTACCATCAGAATCCTCTTCACCAATTTCAGCAATCTTAACATTATACTTATTTGAGTTAGCAAGGATAACAAAACAATATTCAATATTATCTTGAAGATATACAGGTGAATCAAATGTAAACGTAGTTGCTGGATTAGGAGCAACAGCATCTGGGATATTTACATCACTTGGATTTAATGTCTTAGTTGAAAACGGTATAATCTTTTGAGTTGGAATGCCTTGATCCATTTCTCTAATTTGTACTTCAACTGGAATATTATCATCTTTAGTTTCGAAGAATAAATCCATTGAAGTAATAAATGCACCACCAGTAATATCTAATAAAATAGATTGCGCCAATGGATCACTCCATCTAACTTGTTGTCTTGAAGTAGAAGTACTTGTTACTGTTCTATTTTGATCAATTGATTCTCTTCTAATTGCAGGCACACGAGTAGAAATAGAAACATTTTCTCTTGTTTCAATTAATCCTTTAGCAGCATAATTAGTTGATGCAAATGTAATATTATTAGCATCCTGATCATTAGTTGATGATGAAGTTAATAAGAATGTCTTATCACCAGTATTAAAACTTATTGACTGATTATTAGGTACCCAGAATGATCCAGTTAATGAACCATTATCATCAGTTGTTAATGTGGTAGCACCTGCTGGGTGAGTTGTATTATTATTCATACCAGTAGTAGGAGTAATTGATGATGCATCATTAGTTGATATATAATCATTAACGTCTACACCATCAAAGAATGCATACACTTGAGTATTAGGTCTTAATCTTGTTGCTTCAAATGTAACGATTCTACTTCTCATAAATGGAGCAAAGTTTACATCGACAACTCTATCACCAATGTTTGTTGTTACGGTATCAGTACCAATAGATGTTACAGTACCTGTTCTGGATTGACCAGATGTAGTAGTTGTTTGTGTTACACGATCGTTACCAGAATCCCAAGACTGTGTAGTTCTACCAGTCCAGTTAGTTTGCCACGAATTCCATACAGTACCTGTAGCAACTGATTCATTAGCAATGTCTCTCATCGCATCGAATACACCATCATTATTAATAATAACTTGTGGTCTTCTATCGATGTCTTTCCACTCATCAGTTTCAGGAGTTAACTTAATAGTACCTGACCAGTTGAATACATCATAAGGATTTACATTTACATATGATGAATATTGAAGTTGTTCAATAATTGCAGTTGATGTGTATGGTAATGTAATTAAGTCACCAGTCTTTTGAGCAGTACTGTTGTCTACATCAAAACTCATTGAAACATTGTTCTCTGAGAACAATGGTCTTAATAATCCTTTATCTCTATCAATACCTGCTTTATATTCAATACTTGAAGTATTAGCCACATTAGTAGATTGGAATGAATCTACAAGGAAACCAGTCTTAAACTTATCGATATTACCAGGACCCAAAATCTGCTTATCTGATGCTTCTTTTTCAAGAAGAGATAATACAGTGTAATATTCAAGTTTGTTAATTCTCTTTTCTAGTTTACCAATGTCACGCATTGTATATCGGCGATTATCGATAAATATAATATCTACCTCTTCTGGAGTTAAAGTATATGCTGGAACATATAAGTGGTATAACACCATTGCATCTTTAGGAGTACCAGGCTCAGATGGTTCTAAATCAGATACACCTTTAAGGACACCAAACTCACCATCTTTATCAAGATATACTTTATCAATACGATTTAAGTAATATTGAATATCAGTAATAAACTGTGTATTGGGACGTGGGCAGAATGACGTTGAAGCACCAGTACCAGTAAAGTTACCGCCACCGTTATTCATTCGAGGTCTGAAGTCAACAGCTGATCTTAATTCAATACCACCATGTGATGGAATATCTTTGTAATCTACTTGACCTGCATATGAATCAATCGTAAAGAAGTCACCAGAACCATGATCAAAGTAGTTGTATATAACTTCTAAATCACTAGTAACTGTAAAGTTTGTTTCTACCTTTAGTTTAATACCAGATACTGCATAATGAGTATCACGTTGACCATTATCAAAATCAAAATGTTTAGTTACATCTTGATTATTCTCTGTAATAGATACAATACTTTGAACATCACAATGATCTAAGTTTTGATAAACAGAATAATCTAGTCCAGCACTTAAACTAACACCGTGATTTGATATAAGAGATTTTTGCTTATGTTTTAACGTTCTGTTAACTGGTGCAATAAGAGTAACAAACTTAGTCTCAGCAGATTGAGGTAAGTTAGAAATAGTTACTTGAGGTGGATTGTTATTATTATCAATAGAAATATCATTAGATGTTAAAGTAATAATAGCTGAATTATAATCATTCTTTAAAATCCAGTTAGTAGTATCAAACTCTCTAAAAGTTTCACCCTCAATATTACAAGAGAACTGAACTTGGTTTTGTGCAACTTGAACAGGAGTAAATGATTTATTTACCTCATAATAGTAGTTAAAATCTTCTGGTTGTAATGGATCAATTTCAGCATTACACGTTTTAATTCTTGAAAATGGTAAACCAAATACTAGAGAATCTTTAGCAAGGTTATATTGATTGGGGATAATATCGCATTCAAAATCCCAATTAGATTCAATAGATACTGCATCACTAATAGCGCCTGTTAAATTAATATCAAAAATATGTATTCTATATTGTGATGAACCTAAATGCTGAATAGAACGTACTCGACAAACACCAACCTGAGTATTAGCAGAATTTCTTAATGAAATAGTATCAAATGTAATTACATCTGGAAGACCAATAACATTTTCTATATCAATATAGTTATTAATATCAATTGTAGTTACTTTATCTGTTGCAAGGTCTGCATCACGTGCCTTATCAAATGCTACGTCTGTAGTTGACAAAGTCTCAATTTCATAACCACGAACATAAGCCTTAGATGGTTCAATACCAATAGTAAGTTTTGTTTCATCTGGTGTTGCATGAACATGATCTTTAATAGAAGCAGGGAAAGGGTTAACTGTATAGTTGCCTGATTCATCAAATGTTCTTCTTGCTAAAGTATCTTCGATAACTGCATAATCAGTTTCTCTTGCGTGTTTAACAATTCTGCCTTCGTTTAAACGCGCAAGTAAAATGAAATTACCTGTTGTAGCATTAACATCTCTCTTAACCAATTCAGTAAGAATAGAATATCTATGAGCACCAGGAGCTGATGCATTAGGGGTGCCTAATGCATTATCAGTAAGAGATGTATCAGTACCAGCCGATACGATTTCTTCTTGTACTCTTAAACCAACATCATACGATACATCAGTTGTATATTTAGAAAGAACAATTGTAGCGTTTTTAACAATTACAAAGTTCTTCTTAATGTAATAGATACCTTCATCAATAGATATTAATGAACCATGACCACTTGAATCAACAGTAGCGGTAGTTACATCACCATCAGTAATAGATGCATTATCTGCAAACGTAGAACCTGAAACATAATTACCAAATAATGTTACTGGATCTGTGTCAGTTGATGCTTCAACATGTATACACTTAAATGTTGAATTGCCATCAGATAATTCCTTTCCAACATAATCTGAAATGTTAGTAATGGGATTAGAGATCTTTAAATAGTCAATTGAGTTATGAACATGAACATGACCAGGTACTACAATAGAACCTTCTTTGAACATATGGTCGCCAACTGACGACACTTGATTTTGAAGCATAGACTGGATTTGCGTAAGCTCTCTAGCTTGTAACGCATGGCCAGGTCTAAACAGGATTCTGTTGTACTTTTCTCTTGGCGTTAAACCATCTACCGAAGTAGGTACATTAAAATCATCCCAATATGGTTCAATATTAAACTTAATTGCCATTTCTTATTCCTAAATTAAAATGCGATAACTAGTCTGATTGTTTCAATCTGATCTGAACCTCTACTTACTGGAGTTCTATTCTCAAGGAATAAAATATCTCCTGAATAATGATCAACAGTAGGATCAACAACAGCTGTTACATCTTGGCCACCTGTAGTAGCCGATGATAAACGAACTAAATCATTATCCGCATTGAATGTACCAAAACCAGTTGTTTCATTTTGTACATAATAGATAATACCATTCGTTGTATCGTGCTCTACCACAATGCCTTTAGATCCAGTGACTGTTCCTACGATCTCATCGTCTGGGGCAAATGAACCACCAGAAGCTACAATTGATTTGGTAACATTATAAGCATTAAATGCTGCAACATTACCAGTAGTAGAATCGACTGGATTCTTAACTAAAGATATTTGTCTAAAGTCGTTAGCACTTGGAATATCTCCATTCTCATTACCATTAAATACTTTATTAATTGCAATGTAATGAGTTCTTAATTCTTGTCTTGGGTCAGCACCAAAACCACCTTTAGGGCCAATCACTGGTCTAATAACTGCACCAGAACCAGCACCACCTGTGATAGTAACAGTAGCTTTAGTATAACCTGTTCCAGGACTAACAACAGTAACATCAGTTACATTACCATTACCATCTACTTCCGCAGTACAAATACAACCAATGCCATCACCTTCTACTTCAAGAACAGGAGCACTAGTATAACCAGAACCAATTTCTGAAACCTTAAAGTTATAAATTGCACCATCAATAGCATTTTCTTGTACAGACCATTGATTAAGTAATGCTGTATCAGAACCTGGATCAGGTTGAGTAGTTAAATATTGAACAGGAACAAATGATTGAGTAAGGAACTTAGTGCCAGTATCAACAGGAACTGTATATAAGTATTTCCAAATGTAACCATCATGACCTGTATTATCAATAATACCAGCAGTAGTTACACCTGCAAGGTCAGGATTTCTTGTACATACTCCACCACTCTTCAAGCAAATGAATACATTATTGTTATCTGAAATTACATGATATTCTTTTCCTTCGATGTTACTATCTCTATCATCATATTCTGCATATACAGTACCAGATACCCATAATGTTCTTGGTGTAGCATAAATAATATCATTGGCTTCCACCTTCTTCATTGCATACATACCTTCCCAAGTAGTATTGGCTGTATAATCATTTTCCTCAGGAATTGTTGGATTATTTTCATCAACTAATCCATTATCATCTAACCAAGGATTTGGTCGACCTAAACCTAAGTAATATGTGTCATTAGACATGCTGTCAACGAAGCGCTCAGTCGTATCTAATCTAAATTTGCTTGTAATAATTGCTGACATTTATGTCTCCTATGTTTCTTCTATAATACAGCCTAGCTGTGTATTTCCTATAGTTTTATTTATAACATCTTCAAAAGTTATATGAGCATAATCTTTATTCTTACGGAAGTTAACAAACTTCGTATTATCGAAATGATCCATAAATCCAAAAAGTTTTCGAACATCTGTATCGTATGTATATTCCTTTTCTACGTATGATCCATCATCATTAAATAACATTGGACCTGAGTAAACAGTATCGATGTAAATATTTCTTGGAAGACCGTTTAACTGGAATCCAGGTTGAACACTAGTATTTTTAGAATCCAATATGTTGATGAAGATAAGAATCTCACCGAAGAATATGAATCCTGCAGGATGTACTAATCTTGTGAATGCATTTTTCCAATCATCAATACTCTTACCAGTTCTTAACACATAAGAGAATTTCTGATAAAAGAATGAATCTTGAATATACTTCTTATCTGAAGAAAACCCATCAACAGTGGTAAATAATCCTGATTTATATACAGTAACTATATCACCTATTTGTAATTCATTATCAAATGTAATATAGTTTACCCATTCGTCATTAATTTCATCAACATAAAATCCACCTTTCCAAGTGGAATTATCTTGAAATACGTTATTAACAAATACTAAGTCATCATCAACTTTAAGTTTAAAACCAATTGAATCTTGACCCTCAATAATATTTGTAGGCGCACTAATAACAAATATATAAGCAGGAGTATGATTTAAAGGATTTGCCTTAATAGAATCTCTTTGATCATACCATTTACCATCAGAAGGTATTAACATATCTTCTTTAGGGAAATAAATTTCTACTTCATCATCATAAATCAATTTAAAGAATGACTTAATAGATTCTGGTGTTCCCCTTGACTTATAGAATTCAACTAGATGTCTGTAGAATACACGAGGAGAAGCAGCAAAGTTTCTTGGAATAGGTACACCAATCTCATTTTGGAGCTCTGTTAAAAGCTCCTCTTCAATCATATCAATATCACGTTGGTGATCTAATTGATTAAGATAAAAACCAGACTTATTCTTATGCTCTAAGTACAAAGCGTATACTTTAATAAACTCAATTAGCTCTGGATAACTAGTTGAGATATGTTCCGGAACTAGGTCATCTACAAACGATGATATATTAAAGAAATTCTCTGCCATTTTTAGTTACTCACTGTAGTATAATCAATACCAGCAGTTGTACCACCAATTACCATCGTATCAACTTCACCTAGTATTTTAGCAGTGTTATATGAAATAACAAGAAGCTCGTTTCTCATCGGTGAAATATCATTAGATGCTGGTTTAGTAATAATTTTTAATTCATCTGTTAAACCCACAACAGTATCAAGATTAAATCCTTCTAGTGTAATTTTACCAGTTAACACATCAACATAACCAACAGTGTGATTTAGAATCTTGTTATTATGGTTAATAATTTGAATAATATGTTTTGCTTCTTCTTCATTAAAATAATCTTTAAGAACACAAATTTCGTTATTATATGTAAACTCGGTTGAAGTCATATAATTTGTTGAAGCATGTAATTGAGCTAGTGGTTGGTTAAAATTAAATTCATAATATCTTTCTTCGCCTAATACTGGTGTGAATAACTTATGCATAGACACACGAGTAATATTAGATACTATAGCAATATTAGTGCCATCAATGTCTGAAGTTAAGTTTGAATTTCTAAACACGCCACCAAATGATTTTAAGTTATCTTCGTTATATTGGAATAATGTATCTCTAATCTGTTCTGATAAAGCAGCTTCTGTAGCATTAGATACATTCGGATTATACTTATAATATACTTCTAAATCAATGCGGGTATAGCTTGGATCAACAAGGATAGGAGTAATAGATACCACATTCTTTGGTTTAAGATGAACACCTACAATTTCTGCTTTTTGTTCAGGTGTTAATACATCACCGTCCAATGGTTTAATAGATACATATACTTTTCCATAATCAGGTGGAATATTATCTTCACCGCCCCATACAGTTAACGTATCAATATTACCATAAGAATTTTGAATAATGCCTTTATAGTCATCTGGAGTCACCGCCCTGTTTTGAGCAACGAAACCAAGAGGAGCATTAAACTTAATTGAATCTGTACTTTCAGCAATAGCTCCACCAACAGCATCTTGTGTAGTATTAAGTATTACATCCGTGTTGCCTCCAATTGAACCCGCTAAAGAAAATTGTGAAGCACCATTAATATCTTCAGGACCTACTGTAAGATAATTAACCTTAATGATATTACCCGGAGTTAGTCTACGTCCAATTACGCCATCACCAAACTTAATTTCATAAAAACCAGATCTTGACTCTTCTAAGAAATAAGCAGTCGATTCTGAATCAATATCGATAATATTTGGAATATTAGCAAATGTATCATATTTAGTAGATGTTTGACTTTCATATACTTCAACAATCATTGTATCGGTATTTACGTAATTGTCTTGAAGTAAGTAGTGTTCGTATCCAGTTTCATCATAAACATAAGAACGATTATTCAATTGTCCTTGCATTAACTTAACATCTTTAAAGACATACTTACCATCTGTATCTCTGATAGTAGTATGGGTAGATTCAGCAATGAGATTGTGTGTTACAGAATTAATCGTCGTAGTGAATTTAGTACCACGAGGCATTGATAGTGGAAGATAGTTACCTGCATCGTCTTGTACATTAATAGGATTAACAACTTCGATATCAACAATCGCTACTGATGGTTTAGTTGATCTTGGTGTATAACCAAGTAACTTAGCGTGTGATACAACCGATTGTCTTAGTTGGGCAGTATCGAGGAATGTTTCGTTAAGAGCAAAGTTAGCATTTACAGAGTTAATATGAGTGATATAAGACAATACATCAATCATTGTATTCATTGCAGAGCCTTCAAAGTTATAATCCTGGAATGCCCCAGGTTGCTCTTGCATGTATGATATTAGATTGCTCTTGAGTGTGTTAAAGTCTAGCTCACTCGCATTAATTCTTCTATTACTCATCGTATTCTCTCTAGTGTAGTCTCTACGTCTGTAACCGTATTAGTAGAAACAATTTGAATAGTTACTGTTATTCGAACATCATGTTTATCTGGATATGTTCTCACATTAACATTTAAAACCTTTACTCTTGGCTCATCATTTTTAATAGCATTCTCTACTTGAGATGCTATAGCAGCAGCTGTAATTGGTGTTATGTTCTCAAACAAGAATGATCTTAGATTAGCACCAAAATAAGGATTAAATGGTCGCTCGCCATGATTAGTTCTTAGTATATTAAACACACTTTGTTTAACAGCATTGATTCCTTTCTTCGTAGAGATGTCACCAGTATTCTGGTTCAACTTATAAACAAAGTCAACGTCTGAGTATTCATTCTGTCTTGCTATCTGTGCCATATATCTATTTATTCGTTTATGTAGATGTTCTCGCCGATTAATTGTATGTTCTTACCAGACTGTATTAGTATGTCATCAGCTGCTGTAATCTTCATTGCTTTACCTGCATCAATATTAATATCTTCTTCTGCTAGGATATGACAATGCTTCATCGTATGAATCTTAATTTCATCACCAGCTTCTACATTAATTCTCTTATCGATATTAATATTAGCACTTTGTTCTCCTTTTACTAAGATCTCCCCTTGCACATAAGCGTCTAAATTGCCACCAACAGATAGATTTACATTTTGAGAACATACAACATTTACTGACCCATATACTTCAATAGTATCATCACCGATAACAAGTTGGTAATTATCTCTTTCGATTCTTTCTACCTTTGTGCCATTAGATTGAATCTCGTAATATGTGCCCGAAGCATGTTTTTCTCTGATTCTTTCTGCACCTAAAGTATCATCATATTCTTTAAGATGTCCCCCTTCAGTTTCGTATACATGATTCTTTGGGTATTTAGGATTATATGTAGAATGAGGTTGATATACCCCCATTCTGCTGTTAAATTCCTTGTCCGGATCTTCTCCGCCTCTCGTTCTAATGTTGTTATCTGGATCCTGATTTTGTCGTGGAAATACCCCATCCGGATCACCAAAACCATTAGTCACTAAAGGAAATTCTTCTGCTGATACAGTAGGGAGAGACCCCATTACCATAAAATCTTGAATTTCTTTATCAAGGAATACTCCTACCACCCACGAACCTTGTACAAGATAAGATGTGTGTCCCAACCCAGATATACCAGGAGATGTAGTTGACCCCATTACAAGGGACCAAGGGAGATCCTCAGTAGGTACTTTATTCTTGTCCTTTGAATGAGCATTAATCACCCTCACTTTAACTCTTCCAAGTTTTCTAGGATCTAAAATATCTTCTACAACACCATAAAATAACTTCATATTATCTCCTCACCACTTCAATCTCTTGAAAATATTCATTATCATTAATTGTATGTATAATTTTAGACACAACATATACATTAGAATACTTCTTAGAAGGACGTTGTTTAATCTTACCAATGTTAAATTTTAATCTTAATAGATGACCAACACCCAATCCTGGAATAGCAGGCACACTATATAATGTAATTCTCTTATTGAATAATTCGGATGTGTTTGTTTTCATCACGCTCTGATTAACATAATCACCACTATTTAATAAAGGAGTTGCATCATCAAACATATCCAACCTGGTAGTCTTTTGAGATGAAGATGATTGAGCATGTATACCAAACTTCTCTACTAATATGTCAGAGTTAGATAGATCAGTATTTACTACATGACGACCATATATTCCATTTGCAATTTTATAATCTAAATTGTCATTATCTGAGTGAATGATGATCTTTTCTGGACGACCAATTGAATATACTTCTGATTTCTCATGAGTATCCATGGATTGATATGTAGGTTCTATAATATGTTTAATAGGGGCCCTTGCAATATGAGATAAAGGGGTTAATATAGATTTTCCTTGATCCACCAATCTTTGAAATAAGAAAAATGGACTCATTTCTTTATCGTACATTTGAGACATGATAGATCCAATCGCCTTACCTGGACTTATATTAGGAGCTATGTAATGTCCCGAAGTGTTTGAATGATCCATCACTTTAAGAGAACCCCTTCCAAATGCTTCATCATGGATTATTTTAATTATTTGTGTCGATAATCCTTTAAAGGATTTGGCCACTAAGGATGATGCATCTTGTAATTTCTTAACACTAGCTAAATCAATTTTATACGTTCTCTTGTTAGTATTAGTAGTAATATCCACTGATTGAACACCATTAATATAAAACTTTTGTTTAATTTCCTTTTTTACATATGTGAATTTTAGATAGATTGTAGTAGATGTGTCAATAGAATCAATGACATTAATACCATCTTCCATTTCTAAAGACGCTTGGAAATTACCGAAGATATCTTCGATTATCTTCAAGTCCTTAACCTGTTCGGTGATATCAAGGGCAGAGCTGTCTAAGAAGGCAGCTTCAATGACTAGATTATCTACTTTCATTACTTATTAAGCTCTGATTTAAACTCATCGATGAATGAATCAATCATTTCAGGTCTTATTGCCCTAACATATCTGTTTTTATCATTTAAGTATCCTTCATGATCTAGATTAGTAACTTTGTGGGTACCAGCAGTTCTGGGTGATGTAATATCCCCAGTAGAATCATCTACATGATAGGCAGGGGCATATGCCCTGCTTACAATTTCGGTTGCTGTAATAGTATCAGATGATTCTAGGCCGTATAAGTCCTCTCCCTCTTCTCTGAATTCACCAGAAATGAGTTTAATTACAATATATTTGTCATTAGTGTGTACAGCAAGTAACTTACCAATAGCACCGGATAGCACCCCTTGAATATATTCACCAACAACAAACTTACCAAGGAGATCATCAGTACAAGAACAAGCTAATGCTGCAAAGTCTGCATATTTAAAGATAGAGTATTCTAATAATTGTGCAGAGTTCTTTGGCCAATCATTCCATATGTTTTTAATATTTTCATTTATTACTACAAACGTCCAATAGTACTCTGGTGTATTGTATAATCTATGAGATAATTGATCAGGTCTTTCTCCATCTCTTACTTCAACAAAATTATAGAATGTTGATTTATCTAATAGCTTCGGAGAAGCAACTACAAGACTTGTTAAATTAACAATCTTATCTTGTACACCGTCTCCATTTAAATCGTATGACAATTGTTTAAAATTAGAAAAATATCCCATTATTAATACCCCTTCTCAACATCAGCTCGGTAAATAGGAACAATTTCTGTCAATTGAACATTGAAATCTATTTCTACTGGTTGATTGTTTTGTTTGAAAAAAGATGCGGCATTAGGGTTGTATGTAACACCAACATTAGTAATCTGTAAAGGAGGAAGAGCAGGGAATCCTGCAACACCATGGAACGTACATAATACTTGATCAGGAATGGTTAAGGTAATAGGACTTTTTCTATGTGCATGAGCTGCTGCTCTAAACGCCTTAATAATCTTAGTACAATCTTCTGATTCTTGTTTATTGTCTGGAAGGAATTTCCAATTAAAAGAAAAGGTTCTTAATTGAGTAGTCTTGTATTGCATATACTCATTTGGATTAAGTGCTTTACCCATTCGTCTTAACATTTCATCACCAACTACAGAACCAATACCATAACCAAGAGCACCAGATATCATATCACCTCCAGCCTTCGGAATCAGTTTACCAGCCATATAACCTACACCAGCCGCCACTTGTTCACCAGCAGCAGCTGCTCCTACATAAGCATCTTCAGCAGTAAGATTTCCCATCTCCCCATCCATTGCTAGAGCAGCTGCCTTCCTAGACAATTGTTCATAATTCATTGAATCATTTACAGCTATTGCTGGAGTCATATAAAGAGCGATAGTCTTGTTGATGTATCTCTTACCAATCTTCTCCTTGATTTCTTCGATTTCTTTAGAAATCATCTCTTGACGAGCTTCTATTTGAACTTCTTCCTCGTCGGATATTGGATCGTCGACATCATCAGCAAACCACGAAGCAACTGTGAAATTATCAATCCACAACTTATTATCCCAATGATCATCTTCCTCTTCCAATACTGTTATTTGAGATTTGTAGTCTTCTTGTTCAGTTTGTCTCATGAATTGAAACATAATAAACGGTTCTGCATCTCCAGCGTACTTACCTAAATTAGCATCAGATACTTCACTAGATTTCTCATATAATTTAACATCCTTACCTTCTTCAAGGTCAGCTGAATTGTAGTCTATACTATCTGCGCTACTAGCATTACCTAAGGTTAAAGGGTAAGAAAGAAACTTACTCTCGGATGGATCTGACTTGCCATGGCCTTTTGACCACGCATCAGCTGCATCTCCTGCAAATTCAGAGACAGCACTAGAAACCTCTTTGAATGGATTACCCATATTAATACCTTTGTTTAAATATCATATAATACTTATTTATACAGTTTACATAAATAATAATATGAGAAAAACCTACAAGGGGAAATGGAAACCTAAGAATATCCATAAATATAATGGCGACCCCACAAAAATAACTTATCGTTCTTTATGGGAACGTAATGCATTTCGCTACCTCGACAAGCATCCTGCAGTCAAGTGGTGGAATTCTGAAGAGACTATAGTACCTTATATATGTGGGACAGATAGAAAGCCCCATAGATATTTTATAGATCTCACTATACGATTTGTTGACGGAACAACTGTATTAGTAGAAATCAAGCCAAAGAAACAAACTCAACCTCCAAAGAGAAAGAGTATTAACGAGTCATTAACGTATATTAAGAACACTTCGAAGTGGAAATATGCTAAGAGATATGCGAAGGATCGAGGATGGAAATTTGAGATTTGGACAGAAGATACTTTAGAAGGGCTTGGTATTAAGACAATGACATATAAGAAAAAGGCATCCAACGTAATTAAGAAGGTAAAGAAGAAATGCAAGAAACGACGATAGCTCTTCCTGACAAACAACCTCCCCGCCCTAAAGAAAGAAGTGTTGTCCTGCATATGATATCTATCGAAAACCATCCTGTATTATCGTATAAATAAGAATATGGCGAAAGAATCATTATTTGATAAACTAGAAGCAGAGGCGTTCCGAAAAGGTTTCCAAAAGAGATCTAAGGAAGCTCAGAAATGGTTTATGCAAAAAACAAGAGATATGGGCAAGATCAATATGCATAAGATGATCAAGGACCCAAGACTTGTAAGGAAACAGAGACCTCGTATTGGCGATATGTTTATGTATCACTACGATCCAAAACACAGAAAGACTCTCCCTTATTATGATTCGTTTCCTTTAACTATTATGGTACAAAGGGCTCCTGGTGGATTTTATGGACTGAATCTTCATTATCTGCCACTAAAGCAAAGAGCTATATTCCTCGATAGATTAACAGAAATTGCTAATAACAAAAAGTTTGATGAAACAACTAGATTGAAATTAAATTATGATTTGTTAAAAACAGCAGGGAAATATAAATATTTCAAACCTTGTTTTAAACATTATTTAACTGAACACATAGATTCTAAGATTATGAAGGTAGAAGCTTCTGAATGGGATGTTGCAATATTCCTTCCAACAGAGAACTTTATGAAGGCTAAGAAGACTAAGGTTTGGAAAGACAGTAGGAGTAAGTGGTAATGATCCCAGTAGGAATAGATACACTAAAATCAACAATTGGAAAGCGTGGAGGATTAGCAAGAGCTAATCGCTTTGCAATTTACATTACCCATCCTATGATGAAAGGTCCAATGGGTAATGGACTTATTAATACTGATATTACAGGGCTTGCTTCTAATATTGGTGGATCATTATTATCAGGTGGTTCAATTGATCCTATGGCATTTATTAATGATCCAAGAGATATGTTCTTGCTTTGTGAAAGTGTTCAACTTCCAGGTAAGAGAATTGCTACAATGGAACAGTTCGTCACCCACAAAGCGATCAAAAAACCATACTCATATCTTGTTGATGAAGTAACATTTACATTTGTTCTAACTAATGATTATTTTGCTAGAAAATATATGGACCAATGGCAACAAATGGTAATTGATCAAGAGGATCTAAAAGTTAATTATAAGAATGATTATGTCACAGATGTTACTATTCAACAGTTAAGTACATCTAATGATATGATTCCTGCATATAGTATCAAGCTATTGAATGCTTTCCCTATTGCAGTAAATGCAGTTGAATTATCAAACTCATCTGAAAACAGTTTATTACAATGTTCAGTAACCTTGTCATTTGATGATTGGCAACAACAAGGTATTCTGGATGGTATAATTGATATGGTAGGACAAGCTAGTTCTATTGTTGATGCAACACGTGGATTATTTTAAACATAATGGAGAAATATTATGAATACATTACCAACGTTATCTGTACCTTCGTATAGATTAACAATCCCCTCAAGTGGGAAGGAAGTACAATTTAGACCTTATCTTGTAAAAGAAGAAAAGATCTTAATGATTGCGCAAGAGTCTACTGATGGAGATCAGATTCAAGATGCAATATTAAATGTGATTGAAAATTGCTTAATTGATTATGATGGAGATGTTAGACAGTTAACAGCATATGATGTGGAGTGGATTTTCCTTCAACTAAGAAGCAAGAGTGTAGGAGAATCAATCGATATCATTAAGTTTTGTGATGAAGAAGATTGTGATGGAGAGACACAAATTAAGATTGATATTGGAAAGGCAATAATTAAGAACAAAGAGAAGTCTGCCAATACATCTATTAAAGTTGAAGAAGGATTGGTTGTAGAGGTTAAGTTCCCTACTATTGAATCTGGTTCTGATGTGGGAGATGATGATACAGATATTTTAATTAATACTGTAGCTAATGCATTATCATATATTCATTATGGAGATGAGATTTATGATGCTAATGGTGTTACTATAGAAGAAAGAAGAAAGTTCGTAGAAAGTCTAACGAATGAACAATTTGGTAAGATTATTGATTTCTTACTAGATGCACCATATGTGTATTATGAAGATGAGTTTACTTGTAGTAAATGCGGAACAAAACAAACGTTTAATTATGAAGGAATTTTAGATTTTTTTATTTAGCTCTTTCGCATGAGGCCCTTGAGTCTTTCTATAGGCTCAATTTCTCATTGATGGAGGAGCACAAGTATAGCTTGACAGAGCTAGATAACATGGTCCCTTGGGAGCGTGAGATTTACACGAGCTTACTTATAAAGCAGATTAATGAGGACATAAAGAATGCCGAAGCAAACAACAACTAATTTGAATCAAGGAGGGCCGGGTCTAAAAGCGAGGGAATCAGAACGCCGAATGCAATCAAACCTTGATAGCAGTCGTAAGTCATTAAACACTCTTGAATCTAAGTTTGAAGAACTTAACAAGAATATCATTAATCTAAACCAAGTTGTAACTCAATTAAGAAATGTTGAGTTGATACAAGTTGGACATGATATGAAATCTGCCAAAGAAGACAAGAGCTTCTATATGGACAGATTACAACATGATAAGGAGTCTGAAAAAGCTGCTGATAAATCTGGGGACCACCTAGTAGAAGCAACTGCTCGACAAGAAGCAGGCCTCCGTGATATATCTAAGCGTATATCACTACTCCACTCATTCATGGCTGGGGATTCTGTAAAGCGTACGAAGGAACGACTTTCAATATCATCTAAAGAACATACTGAACAGCTTAAAAAGCACAGATCAATTGGTATGGCTCAAATGAACTTTATGAAAGAACACGGTATTTCTAATATCGCTGGTCTTCGTAATGTGATGAAGGATGGTAAGAGGAAGTTTAGTGAAGATGATGTATTAAGATTAAGGAACGAATGGGATGATATCACTAGGAAGAAGAAACAAGATCGTGATTTTTCTACTTTAAGAGACGCATCATTAGATAAAAGATCTAAGTATAGTCATCAAGGATTAAGTCCTCAATTATTTGATAGACTAGCTGCCAAGTACTCTGATTCTGACGATCAGAAAAAGCTGTATCAATTATTTGGTAGATCTACTACTGCTGTTATGGATGGTGGTAAAGGATTTAAGGGTCTAGGTGGTTCTAACCTAGATTGTGATCCATGTGATCCCCTAAAGAACATTGATAAGAATGTTGGTGATATTCTCGATTTAATGAAAGGTAATGTTCTTGCTGATAAAGAAAAAGCAAGAGAAGCAAAGAAAGCATTAAAATTATTAGAAGATAAAAGACATAAGCAATTAGGACATACTCCTGCATTACCAGCTCCTGAAGGGGGATCTGGAGGATTAAAAGGAGGAGCTGCTCTCCTCGGTTCTACGGTTCTTTTAGATCGTGTTAAGAAACATAGAAATACACAAAGGGGTAAGGCTAAGTCACGTGCTGAAAAAAAAGTTTTAGCAAAGAGGGAAGCTGAACGTATAGCTAAAGAAAAAGCTGAAAAGAAGGCAAGACAAAAAGCTGAAAAGGAAAAGGCGATTGAAAAGAAGAAGCAAGATCGTATAAAAGAACAGGAGCGTAAGAGAAAGGAGGCTGAGGAAAAGAAGGCAAGGGAAAAGAAGGCTGCTGAGGAAAAGAAGAAAAAGGAAAAGGAGGCAAAGGAAAAGCGGGAAAAGGAAAAGAAGGAAAAGGAAAAGCAGGCAAAGGAAAAGAAGGAAAAGCAGACAAAGGAAAAGCAAGCAAAGGAAAATAAGGCAAAGAGTCAGAAGAATGTAAAAACTCCTGAAGGTGATAAACCAGTTAAAACTAAATCAGCAACTCCTAACCCTAAAAAAGCTGCTAGTCCATCTGTTATTAAGTCATGGATAAAGAAACATTTGAAGAGCTTATCTCCATCTGCTTATAAGAATGCTAAAAATATTATAAAACTTAGACACTATGGTAAGTTAAGAGCTCTTTTAGCAGCAGGGGGTCCTGCAGGATGGGTTGCATTAGGATTATCGTTTTTAGCAGAGGCAGTATTAGTCTCTTATGCAGAAGAAGCAATAGCTGAGATTGAAGCTGAAAGAGGCCCAGAACCAACTGCTGATGACATAACAGCTTCAGATTGGGGTGAAGGTGATACAAATCCTTCAGCGGAATCAGGTGCTATTGTAACAGGAACAAGAGGTAGAAGTCGTCCTAGAAGTATGGCTGATGGTGTTGATGCTGCTACAGCTAATATGAAAGTTGTTCAAAGTCAACCTTCTGTGCAAGGAGAGGGTAAAGAGAGCTCGAAAGGAGCTACTGTTATTAAGGATTCTAACAACACAAGTAATACATCAACTACTAATGTGTATGCTATTCCAATAAGTCCTCCTGTTGATGGTTCTAATGGTGGTTGGAACCAGATGGATCCGGGGATATAAAAAGGCCCCTTTCGGGGCCTAAAAACTGCTATCTAGCTCTTATATAAACAGAGTTTTTATTCGGCAGCTGCCAGTTTAGCGAAGTAGCTCATAGTATCATCCCCTTCCTCACTAGTGGTTGCAGGTGTAGGAGTAGGTTCAGCTTCAATTGTTTCATCAAGATCAACCTGTTCAGCTGTGGATGTCACTTGACCATCTTCACCAAGAACACGAGTCAATTTCAACTTTAACTCATCATAAGACTTGAAAGTACTAGGATCAGTAAACTCTGCAAGGGAGTACTCCTGATTATAGATCGCTTCAAGTTTTGTATCATCATCAGATAATGCTTCAACAGGACCAAACTCTGATCGGTCGTAGTTACGATAACCAGCAACCTTGGCAATCTTCAACTTGAAGTTTGCCCCCTTCCATAGATCGAATGGGTTTATAGGAGTTTCATCCTGATACTGCGGTTGCATCGCATCCATAATCTTATCAAAGATCTTCTTGCCATACTCATAAAGGAATACCTTTCCTTCGTTTTCTGGATTAGCAGGATCTGAAACAATATAGATGTTTGAAACATAATGAAGACCTCGTTTCTGCTTACGAGCTTGTGCCTTTCCTTCTTCTGTTCCATTATTCCACAGCTTAGAATTTAGTTCTGATAGAGGATCGTCCTTACCAAGGGTAGTTAGAGATTTCTCTACATACCACTGACCTGTTGGCCCTTTAAAGAAATGATCCCAATACTTTGCCCAAGGCAATTCATCACCTTCGACAGCAGGCAAGAAACGAATAACTGCATATCCATTACCAGCCTTATCTACTGTTGGTTTCCACTTACGCTCATCAACATAACTCTTCTTTGCGCCCCCAGCTTCCTGGGCAGCGCCTACCAATGAATCCATATTCATTGCTTTATCTTTTAAGTTTGCAAAACTCATATAGTATTTCTCCGTATATTTAAAGTATATTTTAGTATAAGGTATCTAACACTACCTTCTTCATCTTATCCTCATCGAATGAGATGAACGGTTGGTACTTCAACACCTTGCTTTTAATATCAGGCCACAAAATTGTGTCTGATACATCCTGATTCATAAATCCCGTAAGGCTATTTAAAACGCATACAGTCTCTAATGAAACCAGTCCTTCCATATAGTCCGTAATGACCCTTGGATAAGGAGTCCCCGTCAAGGATTCATCTAACGATCTATCTGAAATCTCTTCTAACTCTTGCTTGAAGTTATATGTTAAACTCTCTTGAACCCTCAAGCAAGAGTTATATGTCTCATCACTCTTCATCATATCGCCAATCCAAGTGATGTCATTAATAAAGTGACACGCAAAGTATTTAGTAATATCCTCACGATTATTGAATCTATTTCCAACTTTCGTAAGCTGATACTTGTCGTGTCGACCCCAATAACTCTTTTGTGTTACTCGAGTCTTAAAATTATATTTGAAAGCATCATAGCTGTCAGAAGTGAAGTGCATCTTGACAGCCATGTAGTACTTATAAGCATCATATCCATCCATTATACAATAATCTCAATCAAATGTCAACAGGTAAAGTGTGAGACGTGTTTCCTCCAATCAACAGATTCAGCTCTCTTGCTTCGAATTCTAACCTCTCTATAATATCCTTAGAGACGAGCTTCTTAGCATCTCTCGGATCAATTTCATTCTGTTCACATAACTCTACTATTGCATCCATGTAAGATGTGCCTCTGTGTGTGAATACAAAATTCTCTACCATTCGTGAGAAAGCTTTCTTGTTTATATCATCCATCTACTTTACCCTTAATATAATTGTTTGATCATTAATCCTCCCACTTGGAGTTTTCTTGTTTGCTTTGATTTGATCTATAAACTTGTCAATCTGCTTTGGGGTCTTCTTCATAATGACAGGAAGAACGTCAGCAGGTTTTCTGAGTTTTAGTACTCTCGAAAGTTCTTTATCAAACCCTCTAATGGTTGAACCAGACACTATCAATCCATCTCTGCTAGCAGAAACAAATTGAGTGAGTTGTCGTGTCTTTGTATTAAACACATACAGATTCATTGAACCTGGAACCCTCATTGGATTTATTGAAGTTAGTTGATACTCGTTGTTTTCCTTTTGGAATTTCATCTTCTCAACCTGTTTGTCAGCTCCTCTACGCTTTGTAGTCGTAACTCGACGAGTGGCCTTCTTAGATGATTTAATCGACTCTACGGCCGTCTGAAACGATTTGAGAGTCTTAATTCGAGCTTTGATAGCTCTCATTCCAAGATGATTATAAGCTTCTGTTATCTGATCATCACTTTTAGATACAAATGCTTCATAATCATATAGGTGTTCATCAATCCAAGCTTGAATTTCAACAAGTCTCTTGATCTCTTTAATCTTCATTTCTGTGTATAGATCAACAGTGGCTTTATTGTCTCCCTCATTCCACTTATCTTCTATAGCATACAGAACTGGCATAATCTCTTTGATATTCTTTTCACGTGCTCTTTCAGCAGGACTCTTTACAATAGATACAACCTTTGGCTTACGAGCAGCTACGATCTCTCTTCCTGATTCAAGCAATTCCCCGAATCTTTCTTTAAGGAAATCTACAGCATGGGAATACATACCAGTAAACTCATTACCAAGAGCTTTCCAGTAAACCATAGCAGCAATGTGTGAATATGTGAATTCGTACGATTCATTAGCAAGGATTGCCTTAGCATCGTCCTTACTATATTCTCTCTTGATGTAGTTCTTAATTATCTCGACGTATTCTTTGGTGTCGAGTTCTCTATGAACATACAATTTGAATTCCATGAACGAACCATCAATAGGAGCGGCAGCAAGGCCGAACTTTTGACGAGCTTTTACTTTCTTTTTTCGTTTAGTCCCAGCCATCGTACTGATCTCCTTGTGTGGAATAATAGGCATCAAGTACCCCAGCATCTTCCCAAGCATCAAAAATCTCTTGATCACTCATATATAGATTTTCAGGCTGATTGGCTTCAAAAGCATTTGAACTCTTGGTAGCACGACGGAGAGCAGCTCGCTCTCAGGATTTCGTTTCTAGTCATAATATAACTCCTTTCTCAATAGTATGCAG